CTTCCTTTCTTTGTAATCGTGCCATAATTATATCAAAATTGTTAGGTCGCTGTCAAGACCTAATCATCATCGTCTTCCAACTCCTCTAGTAAGTCTAAATCCATATCAGCTCCACAAAATGGGCAATGGTCGATACCATATTGGTGTGAGTCCATTTCATGTACAACTATACATTGTGATTGACAATCAGTGCAGTGTACTCTAATCTTCATCTAACTCTTTCTCCCCTATAACCTCTTTAAAGAAGTTTTCATGTGTTTTTGGTTTACCATCAATAATACCATAAGGTAATGGTCTGTCATGTGGGTTACCTTGGAAGTCTAATCCTTTGGTATATATCCTCACTTCATGAATCTCTTTATCGACCATTTTGACAATGTGTTGTAACCTCTCATCATTTACATCTTGCATATGTTTGAGGTTAAGATATATATGGTAACTAGACATTATTCTACTGATGCCCAGTCTGCAAAGTTATCATAACCACCAATTGCTTCACCATCAATTCTTATCTGAGGAAAAGTTCTTGCAGTAGGGAACTCTTCAAAGAGGTCTTCTCTTGTGAAGTCTGTTCCCAATTGTTTGTAAGTGTATTCTAATCCTTTTTGTTCACATAATGATTTTGCTTTATCACAATAAGGACATTGTGTTTTTCCGAATATTTCAATCATAATTTCTCCTTATGGTTTTGGGGTTACACCATCTAACATGGTCTTAAATTCATTACACTTAAAACACTCCCCACATGGTGATACACCATCGTATTTAAGTGGTCTTCCACATGATTGAACCAGTGGTTTGACTTCATCGGGAATCGTTTCCCACATCTGCACCTTGGTCATGAATGAACAAGGTGGCCATAATCGTTGACCCCCATCTTTACCCATGTTATGCACATATTGGTCAAATGCAATTGTGAACTGCCATGACCTTGGAAGGAATGGAAAATCTCCACCACTATCTCCAACTGCCCTTATCCCATTGTTGACTCCCCAAAGGAAGTTCTTTATTGTTGGATACCTTGATGCAATATTCATTGCAGTAATCAACCAATGGTTTGAGGAATGCACATAATCAATCCCTTCAATATCTAATCCTTCTAAAGGGTTAGATTGTTTATATGTATATAATGGTACATTATACCAATCACATATCTTTTGTATGTTTGGGTTAAACTCTCGTGACCCTGTTATCTCTATGTCTGTCCACATACTATGGACTGCAATAAGTTTCTTATACTTCTTCTTTACTGCCCAATCAAGTGTTGCAGTGGATTCAACTCCACCCGACATCAACACTACTGCATAGTCATCATTCCAACTCACAATAGATGGTCACTTCGTGATGACTTTGCAGTATATATTGTTCCTGTTTTCTTCCCGTAATAAGGGTCTCTCTGCACCCCCTTTGTACCCTCATCGAAAAAGAAGAATGACACTAAAGATACTAGTGCAACCCACAAAATACCTATCAATACTACTGCATCCATCATAACTTAAATCCATCAAAGGTGTCTTCTTTGACATCCTGTTTAATACCACCAATAAGATAGGATTCAATCTCCGTTTCTTGTGGTGCATTCTGTAATCCTCTACTATTGAACCAATGTTTAGTCCATGGTAAAGGGTTGTTGGTTGAAGAGATATCGTATAATGGGTTAAGACCCAATGCACGTAATCTTTTGTTTGCAGTGAACTCTACGTATTGACCCAGTAAAGGAACTGATAGACCAATCATTGACCCATCTTTAAATAGGAACTCTGCCCACTCCTTCTCTTGTTCTACTGCATCTTCATACATCTTATATACCTCGGGTTCACAATCCTTCATGACCTTGTTCATTATTGGGTCGTTCTCTTGGTTCTTATAACACTTCAACATGTGTTGTGATATACCTAAGTGTTGTGCTTCGTCTCTTGCAATAAGAGAGATAATCTTTGCACTTCCTTCCATCTGTTTTAACTCTCCAAATGCAAATGAACATGCAAAGGATACGAAGAATCTAATTCCTTCTAAGATGTTAACTGATATCAATGCAAGGTATAATGCCTTATATAAATCGTAATCATCTACTTTAAGACCTAGTAATCTACGTCTACCTAACTGAATGAACTCATCATACTTCTCTGTAACCATCTCTGCACGTTTAACAATTGCCTCTTCATCTAGTATGGTGTCAAAGATTTCACTTGGGTCTGAGTATACATTCTTTATGATATGAGTATAACTTCTACTATGGATTGTTTCCATGAAATCCCAAGTGATAATACAAGACTCGAGTTCAGGCAGACTCACGAATGGTAAGAATGCTATGGACGGAGCTCTACCTTGAACCGAGTCGAGTAAAGTTTGATACCTCAAGTTAGAGGTAAAGATGTGTTTTTGTGCATCAGATAGATTCTGATAATCACTCCTATCTTTCTGTAAGGATACCTCTTCGGGTCTCCAAAAGAATGATAATTGTCTTTGTGTTAGTTTATCAAATATTGGATATTTGAACTCATCAAATCGTTGTGTGTTTAACCCTTCTCCGAAAAACATTTTGTTCTTAGTGAAGTCTACCTTGTCTTTATTAAATACTGTCATTTCTTTTTCTTCTTTCCTTCGGGTCATGTAATTCTAAGTTACTAAAATTGTTAACATATTTAGTCTTATTGTCTATTGTTTCATAGACTGTATTAAATTTATTCATTGCTTCTTTTTGTGGACTATCCCAAATTTCTTTTGAATACCTATCCGACCTACCATCAAATGTTAGAACGGGATACTGACTTCCACTTGGATAGTGTTCCCCAGTGTCATTTGAGTGCCACTCATTAATGTGACACATTTCACTTTCTCTATTAATAAAATGCATAAAGATATGGTAACTGTAATCTCCTAGTAGATAATCTCTCCAATGGATTACATTCGGCCCTTGATATAATAATACATCTCCAACCTCTAAATCAATTTTGATTCCCTTTCTCTTTCTATGAGGAAGTCCTTGTGATATCTCAAATGCTTTTTCCATGCATCCTAAGTCAATATAATCTTCTTCATTCTGCACCCATATCGACCATGGTTTCCCATCATCACAATGGTAGTCAAGACAAACTGTTGCAGAGATTTCACATGATGGTCTATCGGTATGAGCTCTAAGGTATGCACCCCTGTCATACTTTCTAGTATATGAATAGGTCTCTCTTAAATCCATATCAATGATACCCTTAAGTTCATCACCTAACCATCTATGCAATGCAACACCATGAGGTGTGCAGTATCCTGCTTTAGACTTACCTAGACTTTCTTTAGGTGACCCTTGGGTTATCTCATGTTCTTTATGGAAGATAACTGCATCAACTTCTTCATTACTTTCAATAGTCTTCCATGCATCTAATGACATGTTGGTAATTGATTCGGGTATGAAGTTTCTTAATATAACAAACCTATCCTTCATCAAAGACCATGTCTCGGGATTGGTTCTTCCAGTTAAATGTTTTCCTTCTATTTTTTTGTTAGGTTCTTCAGTCATGTTGATATAATCAACAGTCATGTCCTCAAATCGCACACGCTTCACAATCGTCCTCATCTTCAAGTGGTGGAGAATCCATCATAGGTGGTATGTATTCATTAGACGCAGAGTTTGGGTCTGTAATTACATCTTCAGTTTTACCATCCATGGTATTCTGATAATATGATGTCTTCCATCCGAATTTGTAAGTGTTCAATAAGTCTGTTGCCATGACACTTATAGGTACTTCATTATTTTCATAGTTTTCGGGATTGTACGACCAGTTTCCACTGATTGCTTGGTCAAAGAACTTCTGCATCACTGCAACGACTTTGATGTATCCCATGTTGTCTTCCATATCCCATAGTAAGGTATATGCATTCTTAAGGTGAGTATATTGTGGAACTACTTGTTTAAGAGTTCCCTTTTTACTCTTCTTGACACTAAGGTAGTCTCTTGGTGGTTCTATTCCATTGGTTGCATTAGAGACGACTGAGGAACTCTCAGAGGGCATTTGTGCAGTCAATGTAGAATGTCTTAGTCCATGAACTTTGATACGAACTCTTAGTTTTTCCCAATCTTCTTTTAACTCATTTGGGACAATATCATCTACTTCTTTCTTGTAGGTGTCAATGGGCAAAATACCTTTTGCATACTTAGTTCTATCGAAGTATTCACATGCACCTTTCTCTGATGCAATCTGATTAGATGCACATAGTAAATGGTACTGGAACTTCTCTGTTAGTTCATGCACTAGTCTATGTGCTTCGGGGTCATCATACTTAACCTTGTTCTTTGCAAGGAAATGTGCAAGACCAATATAACCAATACCTAATGACCTACGTGCAAGTGTTGACCTCTCTGCAGCCTCAACTGGATACTGTTGATAATCAATCAACTCTTCCAATCCTCTTACTGCAAGGTCACATAGATTACTCAATTCATCTAACTTAATTGTACCCACATTGATTGCAGATAGAATACATAATGCAATCTCTCCTTCTCCATCAATGTGACTGATTGGGTCTGTTGGTAATGTAATCTCTTGACATAGGTTACTCATGTTCACCTTATCAGTGAATGAACTATGACTATTACAATGGTCAATGTTCATGATGTATATTCTTCCTGTCTCTGCACGTTCCTTTAGAATTGCAGTAAACAATTCTCTTGCACTTACCTTTGTCTTTGGAATAGATGTTGCACGTTCATACTTCTCATAGAGTTCATCAAACTGAGGTGTTCCAAATGCTTCATATAGTCCTTTAACATCATGTGGAGAGAACAATGTAATCTCCTCATTCTTTAGAAACCTTTCATAGAATAGTTTAGATAACTGAATGGAGTAGTCTAATTTCCTAACTCTGTTATCTTCCGTGCCTTTATTATTCTTGAGGACAATAATGTCGTTGATTTCTTGGTGCCATATTGGGAAATGGACTGTTGCACTTCCACCTCTGACTCCGTTTTGGGTACAACTTCTGACTGTTGCTTCAAACTTTTTGAGGAATGGAATGACTCCTGTATGTTGGACTTCTCCACCTCGTATCTTTGCACCAAGTCCTCGTATTCTTCCTGCGTTAATTCCAATTCCAGCACGTTGGGCAACATATCTTCCGATTGCCATGTCACTCGAAAAGATTGAATCGAGGGTGTCATCTGAATCAACGAGGACACATGATGCAAATTGTCTAAGTGGTGTTCTGACCCCTGCCATAATAGGTGTGGGTATATTGATTTTAAAAGTTGATATTGCGTCATAATATCTTTTAACATAGTCTAACCTTTTGTCTTCGTCATAGTTTCTGAATAGGGTCATTGCAATTAACATGTACATGAATTGAGGTGTCTCAAACACCTTTCCATTACTTCTATCTTGCACCAAGTACTTGTCTACAATCTGTTGTAATCCTGCGTAAGTAAAATCTAAATCTCTATTATGTCTAATGTATTTGTTGCACTGGTCTATCTCTTCAGCCTTATATACCTTTAGAATATCTTTAGAGTAAACACCCTGTTTGATATTCTTCTCAATGATATCATAAAGTGGTGGATAAATTGTTGAGTCCTTCCACTTGGTATTGAATACTTGTTTCTGTATTCCAAACAATAATAGTCTTGATGCAACGAATTGGTAATTAGGATTCTCTAGTGATATCAAATCACTTGCAGATTTAACTAAAATCTTTTGGATGTCTGTTGTGGTAATTCCATCATAGAATTGTAATCCACTATTCATTTCAACTAATGATTCTGATACACCTGTAATTCCTTTACATGCTTTCTCTACCATTCTATGAATCTTCTCTAAGTTTATTTCTACCTTAGAACCATCCGACTTGACTACTTTGATTGTTGTGTCATTCATATTTTCTTGTACTCCATTAGTTTTAGTTTTGCAGAAAGACCATCAAATGTACAAGCATTAATAATATCAACAATTTCTTCACTTGTCAACCCACTCATTATCATATCATTTATATCTTTGCATTCAGATATTCTTTTATCATCCCAAATACACACTGACCATCCTAGGTCAATTACCTCTTCTATCTTCTTGAGGATTTCCGTGCTTCTTGGTTCGTTGTCATAAACTAAAACTGTATTGTGTTTGATATCATCGTCTATCTTTTTGAAATCACTACCCCCGACTGATATACTGTTGGGTAGGAATAAACTATCTATCGGGCCTTCTGTAACGAAGATAGTTTTTGTTTTGTCCACGTTGTTAAGATTAAAGATGAGTGGAGAGTCATCTTGGAATCTCATAGTTAAGTATCTTAGTGGTGAGTCATTGATTGCTCTTCCACTGATACCTATGAGTTCCCCTTCCTCATCAAAGAAAGGTAATATAATTCTTGGGTCATTCCCAAGAACTCGGTCTTTGTATTTATTAGATAAAAGACTTAGTGATTGTGCAGATGGGACAAACCATAACTTTTTTATTGCCTCATCGGGAATCTTTCTATCCTGTAGATATTCTCTTGCAACTTGTTTTTCCATAGCAGGAAAACAAACCGCAGGTATATCGTCTACATTCATATTTAGGATTTCCTCTTTTGGAG